GTCTTCTTGCGGCGGGGAAGGCGGGTCACAGGAAGCTCCTCAGCCAGTTGGACGGGTGTACGAAGCCTTGCTCCCGCATGTGTCCTGCAAGGGCCTCTATAGCCGCCAGAGCGAGGCGTTCAGCGTCAAGATCAAGGCAGGCGTCGAAGGGGCGGGACGTTACCCCTCTGCGCTGGTTGATGATCTCTGTGTCTAGGGCTTCAGAGATGCGGAGGACTAGGGCTGGGGTGGGAGGGGTCATGCGGAGGCCTGCTGAACATGATCCGGGAAGTTGGCGTGCAACCGCTGGTGACACTTGGGGCAAAGCCATGTGACCTTCAGCGGCTCGCTATAGTCCGCGTGGTGAGCGTGGACCCTCTCCTCCCCGCAGAACAGACAGGGTTCCTTCGACAGCTTGCCGTCTCGGATGGCGTTGCCTACCGCTGTTTGGGCGCGGTACTTTTCGGGGTTCGCCGCCCTCCAAGCGCGCGTTTCGGCGACGGTGCGGCGGCTTCCGCGCGAGCGGTCATAGGCCCTTATGGATTCTCCATTGAGCCGACGCCGGGCGCGCATGTCCGCCCTGTGGCACTGCTTGCAGACCGCCAACAGTCGGTCAGCCGTGGCCGGGTGGCTGTAAAAGTCCGAGGCCGCTAGCGCGCGGGCGCAGTTCTTGCACTCTTTCATCGCGTCGCCTCAAAACGGGATTGAGTCGTCGAGATCGGACGTCGGCCCCGTGTCCCGACTGGCGTAGGTGCGGCCTTCATCCCGGCGCGGGTTCACGTCGTCCTGGGGCTTGCGGTCCTCGATCTCGTAGAAGTTCAGAAACCCGTTCCAGCCGCTGACGGGCAGGCTTTCCAGCTTCAGCGTCAGGCCGCCGTCGTCGTACTGAAACAGCGTCCCGACGTTGACGTAGCGCTTCTTCTCGTTGCCCTGCCGGTCGGTGTAGGTGCCCGTTACGGCGACGGCTCGGCGGTAGGGGGTCATCTTGCTCATGTCAGGCTGCTCTCAGGGGTTGGGGGACTTGGGTTTCGGGGTGGTCAGGCGGCGGGCCTAGCGACTTGGGCCAGCGGCCCGTGGCCCTCCAGGTGGCGAGGTAGTTTTCCCAATCGGGCGCGGTCTCGGCCGCCGCGTCGCCGCCGTAGAAGCCTTCGCGGAGCCGCTGAAACGACTTGGGTTGGCAGACGAAATCCAGATCAGCCCGCCAGCCTCGGTCGTTCTCGCCCCGGCAATGGCTGCTGCGCTCAACGCCGGTCAGCGCCTCCCGCCAGCCCTCAAGGCCGCTAGAGGCTAGGCGAGCCCGGATGTGCCGCCGACGTTCGGGGGTCAGATCCTTGGCCACCCGCAACCCAAGTCGGCCCGCAAGGGCGTTCCACCCCGCGAACGCCGCCTCAACGTCGCTCCCGGCGACAGAGGATGCGTTAGCATCCGATCTATTCTTACCCTTCCCTCCTCCATCCTCCATCTGCGGGGACTTTTCCCCACTGGTGGGGAACTCGTGGGGAACTGGTGGGGAACCGGTGGCGGGTTGAGCGTCGCTCTCGGCTTCCTGTTCCGCCTCCAGCGCCACGTAAATGCGCATTCGTTCCGGCAAGGGGTGGACAGCGTTCGGCTTTTTCGGGCGCTGAAACTTGCGGAAGTTGCGGATCGCCCCGAACGTCTTTCCGCCATGCTCAAACGGCTGGATAAGATCGACGGCCTGAAGTTCGGCAAGGAGCGCCGCTGCATCGCCGGTGTCTCCAGGCAGCAGTCGCATCTTGATCTGAAGCGGCTTCCACTCGAAAACCCCTTGGTCGTCGGCGTCCGTCCAGAGGCCGATAAACAGGATGCGGGCGAGCGGACTGCATGAGACCCAAGCTTCGTCCGTGAAGAGGCCGGGGTGAACAGACCTAATTCTGGCCATTCTCGGCCCCCTTCATTGAGCGCGCGAAATCGGCCATTTCGTCCCAGTAGTCTGAAAAGTCTTCTGCCTGCTTGGCGGCCTGCTCCATCACGTCCAGCGGGACGCCCCATCGGCGAATGACCTCAAGCTCGTTTAAAAGCTTCGCGTACCGTTCGCCGGTGCGATTGCGGAGGATGCCCTGAATGTAGGCTAGGCGAGCAATGTCCGGGTTTTCCGCAGATCGCTTAGCGTACGCCGTGTAGACCGGGATTTTTCTTATGATTTCTTGAACAGACGCCTCGCTCACACCGTCGCCGGAAAACTCTGCGTGACGGTCAACGGCCTCGTCTAGCCCGGCAAGGACTTCCGCGAGGCTGTAGCGTTTGAGCAAACGGCGCATCGTCAGACGAGAATTTTCGCCCAATACCCAGGAAAAGCCGTTCCCCGCAGGGGCTCGCTCAGACAGCCTTGTGTTGATGCTGCTGACGGCGTCCTCGATCTGACCCTGCTCAGCGTCGCGCCAACGCAACATCATTTCGAGTTGTTCGCGACGCTCTTGAAGCTCTTCGATCTGACGCCGCTGACGCTCAACAGCCGAGCTATCGTCCAAAAGCTTTGCGCCCTTGCCGCCGTTGCAACTCGCGCACGCCGCGACAAGGTTCATGATCTCGTTGGTTCCACCCTCTGCCACGGGGTGGATGTGATCGACGTGCAAGACAACGTCAGGAGCCTTTGCCCCGCAGTACTGGCAGGTAAAGCTGTCTCGCTTAAACACTTCGAAGCGGACAGACTTGCTAAGCGGCTTACGGCTCATGCGGCCCTCCGAATGTCACGGATGGCGCTGCAATCGATCCGGCAAAACGTCTCGGCCTCAGCGGTCGGCCCTTGGCGGTTCTTGGCCACAATCCAGAACAGCTTGTTCCGAACCTGGTCAAGCTTGCGGATGTACGCCCCATAGGCGTTGTCGTCGTTGATCTCGTCGCCGGTCGGCTCCGGGGCCTTGAGGTAGTATTCCGGGCGATACAGGAACATGACAACATGCGCGTCCTGCTCCAGTTCACCGGCCCAGCGAAGGTCACTCAGGCCCGGCCTGCGGTCCTTGCCCTCGCGCTTCTCAACGTCACGGGAAAGCTGGCAGAGGGCCACAAGGGGAACCTCCAGCGCCTTGGCCATTTCACGCAGGGCGCCAGACACCTCGGCCACCTCGGAGACCTTGTTCCCGGTCTGCCGATCCGGGCGGATAAGGCCCAGGTGATCCACGATGATGCAGCCGGGCTCAATGCCGGACTTGCGCCAGTTGCGGACGATGCGCCGGGCGGCGGACATGATCTGCGCCGACGTGAGGGCGGGGCGGGTATCGAACAGCACGGGAAGGCTGCTCATGGCCTTCTGTGCGCTTTCGAGCCGTCCCCACTGGCCATCGTCCAGCGAGCCCCATTCGGCCTTGTAGTAAGACGGGTTATCGTCCTGACCGGAATACATCGGGCGCATGGGATCGAACGCCATGTCGCAGGCCATGCGAAGGCCAAGCTCGGGTTCGGTCATTTCGAGGGAGAAGAACGCGACGCCCTTCCCCTGCTCCGCAACCGCCTTGGCGATCTGAAGGGCGGCGGTGGACTTCCCCATGCCGGGGCGACCAGCGAGAAGCGTAAGCTGGCCCTTACGAAGCCCGCCAGTGATCCGATCCACCTCGGACAGCCCGATGGACAGGCCGGGCATTCCCCGGCGCTCACGAGCGAGCCTGACGGCTTCCGTCGCCACGAAGGCAAGCGGCTTCCATGCCTCCTTGGAAACGCCGTCACGGGCGATTTCTGCGGCCCCGCGCTCAAGGCCAGCCAGGATTTCTTCTGCGGTCCCCTCGCCCGTATTGAACGCGGCCTTGGACACGTCGTCGGTGAGGTAGGAGATTGCCCGGCGGGCGGCGCGGTCGAGGATGATTTCCGCGTGAGCCTGCGCCGTCCAGACGGTCCCGCGCTCGTACAGGTCCGCCAGCATCGGCAGGCCGCCCCATTCGGTAAAGCCCTTGTCCTGCGCCAGATGCTCGGCGACCGACACGAAGTCGGCCCGTCCGTTGAGCGACAGGCGGCGGCAGGCGTCCCAAATCCTCTGGTGGACCGGCTCGAAGAAGTGTTCGGGGCGAACCCGCTCGATCTCCTCGACACACGCCTCGGCATCGGTGAGGGCGGCCCCGATCAGGGAAAGTTCGGCGTCAAGGGCGTGGATCATGGGCCACCTTCAGCTTGGCGAGAACAGCGTTGGCGGCGTCGCCAATCGGAACCCACGCATCGGCGGGTCTGGAGGCAGTCGAGGGAGCGGAGTTGGGCGAAGCGGTCATGTGGACAGTTTCGCCGATGCCTGTCGCCGATGAAGCGGAAACACTGTCGCCGCAATGACTTGGCTGGGGAGTTCCGTGTATGTTTCTGTGGATCACGCCGCCCACTCCGAACGGTAGACGAGACGGGGTTCGCTGTTGATCCAGACAAGCACCGGGAACCCGCCTTGTTCTCTCAGAGCGGCGACATACTCGTCATCGCGATCAGGCTCGGGAGGCGTCCAAGGAATAGCGTTCTCCGCAGCGGCGCGGGCGCCCTCCGCGTAAGCCTGCCGTGCTGCCTCGCGATTGCGCTTGATCCCGATTGCCGCCGCGTACTGGCGGATGGCGTCCTTGGACACCTTCCAACGGCGCGTCATGTCCGCGATCTGCTCAGGCGTGGCGGTCGGGTAGTGCTTCACCAGGTATTCGGTGTTCTGCGGCTTGCGGAGGATTTCGCGCATGGTGAGGCTCATCCCCTCACCTCCCCGCGCTTGGCGAATTTGCGGCCTTGGAGCTTGCGGGGCGAAGGAGGCCAGTAGCCAAAGTGCTTGGCGTGCATCCGGGCGGCCTTCGAACGCGGCCCGGCTTCCTTGGCGGTCTTCTCCCGGTGAGCCTCACGACAGACCAGTTGAAGGTTGCTCTCAGCGTGCTTGCCGCCCATGGACAGCGGGGTGATGTGGTCGAAATCCACGGCATCGCCCGGCCCCAGCTTGCGGCCAGACAGAGCGCAACGGCCTTCGTACTTCAGCCAGACACGAGCCTTGACCGCCTTGGGAATGGCGGCGTCGGGGTTGTCGCTGGACCACTCGGGAACGGTACGGGGGGTCATGCGCCCACCATCAGCTTGCGCTTGCCAGCTTCGACCAGAGCCCTCCCGGCCTCTCTCTGGCCCCTGGTGTCCCTGCGACCGATGGCGGCGAGGTAGGCGACCTGAGCGTCAAGGAAGGCCTCACGGGCGGCTTGCTTGGGGGTGAGAAGGCGGCGAAGGGCGGCGATCATCGGGCGTTCCCCAGTGAGTTCCACAGTTCGAGGTCAAGCTCTGCCTTGGACAGACCGGCGATGTTCGCCACGGCCTCAAGGCTCAGACGGAAGCGCATCAAGCGTTTGGCCTTGCGAAGACGTTCAGCCCGAAAAAACGCCCTCTGCCCCGACTGGCGAGACGAGGCAGAGGGCAGTTCAGGCAAGGTCTCCGCGAGGAGTTCACCGGACGGGCGAGCGGTGGTCGCCTCCGGGGTGTCTTGATTATGGGGATCGGGGCGAAGCAGGTTAGCCTCTGTCCCGTAGCGCGTTGGCGCGGGTTTGGAGGCCCGCTGCGTATGTTCAGCACCGGGCATCTAGGCGGCCTCGCCTTTGGGCTCACCGGCTTTCAGGTCGTCCAGCGAGATATCGGGAAAGACCGTGATGATGTCCGCGTAAGCGGCTCGCGGGATGCGGCGCGACTTCCAGACACGGACGTGCGCAGGCGAAATGCGAAGGGCATCCGCGAAAGCGGCGGTGCCCTTGCGCTCGATGATGTCAGAGTGCGTCATGGCTACGGATTACCATGAGTTACGCGCTCGCATCAAGCCCGATATTACCCCCCGTCACACGGTTTCCGTTAACCTTCCCGGCTATGGAATTAGCGGATTGGGAATCGTTGGACGGCGGGCACGAGCGCCTGACGTGGGCGCGGTGTCGGTGGCAACTGTCAAAGGGCATCACGCCCAACGCAGGGGCCGCTGCTGAAAGCCTGGGCCTTAACCAGCACACGTACCGCGCCTATGAGCGGGCGCCCGGCACGTCCAAGCACATAAAGCTTACGCACACGGCTGCACAGCAGTTCGGCAAAAAGTTCGGGGTTAGCTGGCAATGGCTTTTAGCCGGTCACGGAACGCCGTTTGACGTGCCGCTAACCGCTGTGGAGCTGCATCTGGTCAACACCATTCGGGAGCAGCCGGAAGAGAGACAGGCCGAGATTATCGATCTGGTCGAGCGGATGCTAAAGATCGGCTTTGCGTAACTCTCCGTAATTTCCCCTTGCATCCCGCGTAACCCGTGGTAACGTCTCCCTATCGAACGGGAGACACCCATGCAGACCGCGACCACCGCCCAAACCGCCGCTGAAGCGTTCGAGCGCTTCCATGCCGCACGCGAGGCCGGGCTCCTCACTCAGAACGCTTGGCACAAGACCGCCGACGATGGACGCCAACTGGCCTGCGCGCTGGGCGTTCTCGGTCCCGATGTTGAAGGCCACGCGATGTGCCCCGCAACCGTCATGCCGCGTTGGCTGGCGCAAATGGTGCCGACCTTCTTCGACGGCATGGATTTTGACGCCGCCGTCGCATGGGGCGAGCGGTTCTACGCTGAACTCGCCCGCCTCGACGGCAAGGTTCCGTTCAGCGTCATCCATGACTGGCAGGCTAATGTGGTCTGCCCACTCGGCGTTGAGTGGCGCGAGCTTCGCAAGCTGTCCACCGACGCCGTTCTGAAGGTTAAGGGGCTGCATGAGCGCGCTTTGACCGGCGACAGAGCGCCGAGAGCCGAATGGCGCGAGGCGCTCCAGCCGATGTACCGGGAGCAATACGCCGACGCCGACGCCTACGCCAACGCCGACGCCGACGCCTACGCCAACGCCGACGCCTACGCCAACGCCTACGCCGACGCCTACGCCGACGCCGACGCCTACGCCTACGCCGACGCCTACGCCAACGCCGACGCCAAGAAAACGCGCCGCCAAGAGGCTATGGCGCGACTGGCGAACGGCATGGTCGAATGTCTCGCGCGGGTGTCGTGATGCAGACCGCGACCATCAGCCTTGAGGTCAAAGTGCTTGTTCAAGCGCTTGACCGCGACGCGGAAGCCGAGATCACCGAGATCGGCCTTTGCCTCTATGACCGGCACGCACCGGTCGGCCAGCGCCACAAGACCAGCCGCATGGTTCCGGTCACGCCTGAGCTTTCCGCGCTGATCCTCGAACACTTCCTGTCGGAAGCCGAGGACGCCCTCGCCGAAGCCGACACCGACCACGCCGAGAGTGCAGCGGAATACCGCTGGGAAATGGCGAGCGGTCGATGACCCGCCCCAGCCTCGCCGCATCCCATTACCTCACCGTCGTCCTGATCGTATGGGCGACGCTCGCATGGATCATCACGTCATGAGCGACCTCGACTGGTCCGATCCGCACAAGACCCCGCGTGAGCCTCAGAAGGGCAGCGCGTGCAGGGAGGGGGTGAGCCCCCCGAATAATGCCCCCTCCCGACCTCTTTCGTTCTGGCATTCGGGCGGCGACGTCATCTGGCGCGGTATGAATTACCTCAGCCTGGATGAAGCCCGCGCCGTCCGCCAGATCATCATCGACGAGCTGACGTTTGATCGCCTTTCGGGCGGCGGAGTGTCGGGGGCCTTGGGCCTGCTGGTCGAGATCAACACCGCAATCAACGCCGCCCGTCGCTGGCGTCAGTGTCAGGGAGCCGCGTGATGACCCCCGACCGGAACCTAAGCGCCGACCCCGACCAGATCGGAGGCCCTGACGCCTGCACTGTCCCGGCGACTTGCCCGGATTGTTCGGAGCCCATCCCCACGGGCCGACCGTACGAAGTCATGGCCGCCGAGGACCACGACGGGTCGCCGTGCCCTGACTGTCAATTCCTGAATGGAGCGCCGGTATGAGCGAGCCCCGATACCAGGTCGTGATCCCCCGCACTCGCGTGGTGATCGACACCGTTGATGCTCTGTCCCGAGCGCGAGAGCTGGCGGCCTACCACTGGCGGCGTCTTCAACATCCGAAGTACCCGGCGGAAGTCATCGTTGAACGTGTCGGGGCTGACGGCAAGCGGCGCAAGGTCTGGGCGCCGGAGGTGACGGCATGACCCTCACCGAAGCCGCCCTTACCGCCCTGACTATAGCTGCCCTGTTTCTGTTCAGGGCGTGGGGAGAGACGCTTCCTGGAGGGAGTGATGAATAGTTGTGACGCGCCGTCCCGAACCACTCACCGGACGCTGATCGATGGCCGCATCCCGCAAGCGTGGGACTTGGGCCATTTGCGGGAAAGCCTCGCCTTCGCCCGCCGCCTCGCCAAGGCCCCCGATCCCCGAGACGCCAGACACTTCCGCGAGCGCGCCGACGTTCTGGAGCGCGCCATTCAGGAGACCGAACATGACCGATAACCTCCGCATCTGGTCGCAGGTCGAGAAGACCGACCCGGCTCACACGAAGAAGGTGAACCTTGGCCACAGCTTTACCGCCATCAGCGCCGCCTACCAGATCAAGCGGGCAACCGAGACCTTCGGCCCCATCGGCGAAGGCTGGGGCTATGACGCCGGGGAGCCGATCTTTCATGACCTGATGGTGTTCGTTCCCGTCACGCTCTGGCATGGCGACCGGACGCACAAGTTCGGCCCCATGTTCGGCGGCGCGGAGTGGAAAAACCAGAAGGGCCGCATCGACAGCGACGCGCTGAAGAAGGCGACCACGGACGCGCTCACTAAGCTCCTGTCGCAACTCGGGTTCAACGCCGATGTGTTCCTGGGCCTGTTCGATGACAACAAGTACGTCGCCGAACTGAAGGCCGAGTTTGCCGAGCCGAAGGACACCGGCCCCAGCGCCGCCGACTTCGCCATCAAAGGCCTGAAGGCCGCGACCAGCGCCGAGGACTTCAAGGCGACGTGGGAAGACAACCGCGCCAACTGGAAGGCGGTTATGTCTGACGTGGATTATGCCCGCGTCGTCACCATCATGCAGTCGGAAGCGAAGATGTGGGCGGCCAAGCGGGAACTGGAGGGCGCCGCATGACCGCAGCCCCGTACCTGGACCGCCACACCATCACCGCCAAGTCTCTTGCTGACGCCCTTCGCGAGCGCGGGTTCGCCGATGATGAAGACCTGATCGCCGACGCCATCGAAGGCGAGACCGACGCGATGGAAGCCGTCTCCCGCCTTCTCCGGTGGATGGCTGAAAAGCAGTCGCACGCGGCGATCCTTGGCGATCTGGTCAGCAGCTACGGAACCCGCAAGAAACGCTACGAGGAGGCCGTCAAGTCCGCCCGTGGGGCCTTGGCCCGGTTCATGGACGAAACCGGCCTGACGCGCATTGAGAGGCCCGAGGCGACGCTTTCCATGCGGCAGGGCTCGCCGTCCGTCATCTACCCGGCGGACCTTGACCCGGAAACCCTCCCCGAGAAGTTCCGCCGCTGGACCTGTGAAGCCGACAAGGCCGCAATCAAGGAGGCGATGCTGGCAGGCGAGGAAGTGCCCGGCCTGACGCTTTCCAACGGCGGGACTTCGCTTGCGGTGCGCGTGAAATGATCGTCACCCCGCAACCTTTCCGCTGGACCGGGACGGAGATGGTCCCGCTTCGCCCCCGGCTCGCCGACCGCCAGTATGTGATCGGCGAGGAATACTCGCTGGTTCCGCATGAGGATCGTTCCCCCGCCAGTCACCGGCACTTCTTCGCCGCCGTGAATGAGGCGTGGAAGTCGCTCCCCGAGGACATGGCCGACAGCTTCCCGACCCCCGACCACCTTCGGAAGTACGCCCTCATCCGCGCCGGGTATCGGGACGAGCGGACCATAGTGGCGTCGTCGCGCGCCGAGGCCCTGCGGATCGCCGCCTTCGTCAAGCCAATGGACGAATACGCGTTGGTCAGCACCGCTGGATCAACCGTCGTCGTTTTGACCGCCAAGAGCCAGTCGGAGCGCGCGATGGGTCGGGCCGACTTTCAGGCGAGCAAGGACGCCGTTCTGACGATCCTGGCTGACATGCTTGGCGTTGAGCCCGCCACCCTCGCCAAGCAAACGGAGGCAGCAGCGTGAGCCGAGAATGCGAAGGCTGCGAACGCGCCTGCCAGCGGGCGAAGGCTGAGGGCCACCGGCACTGGTCAACGGATTTCGTCTGCTACGACCACGCCGCTTTCGACTTGGACAGCCCTGAAGGTCGCGCCTTGTTTGCTGACGTTCGCCCGGCTCCGTCGCCAGCACAAATGGACCTGTTCGCATGACGAGCCCCCGCTACACCCCGGCAGAGAGGGCGATGATCGGCGTCGGCTGGTATTTCAGCGCCTCGCACCGCGATCCAGTGCGCCGGGAACTGCACGGCCACAGCTACGAGGTTGTCTGCTGGTTCGAAGCGGACGGGCGGGATGCCGTGGTGCTGCAAGAAAAGCTCCGCGTCGTGCTGACCGCATGGGACCACACCACGCTTCCCGACGACCTGTCCCGCTCCGAGGCTCTGGCCGCCGCGATCATGCACGTCATGGGCTGCGAAGGCGTCCAGATCAGCCGGCCCGTTGAACGGCTTTACGCGAAGGTGGGGCGATGCGGATGATCCACTACCACGGCGGGCCAATCACGCCGCTGACGGCGCTCTACAGCCTCGCCGGGCGATGCTTCTGCGTCAGCCATGCCCATCCCGAACAGGTCCGCCAGATGCACGAAATCGGGCAGTCTGTGATGCTGGACAACGGGGCCTTCAGCGCTTGGAAGGTGGGCAAGCCGACCGACTGGCCAGCCTACTACGCATGGGCCGAACAGTGGCTTGAATACCCGACAACCTGGGCCGTCATCCCTGACGTGATCGACGCGGGGTCTCAGGAACAGGACGCCCTCATCCGGGACTGGCCGCACGGGCACAAGGGCGCCCCGGTCTGGCACATGGACGAACCTGTCGAGCGGGCGCTTCGCCTTGCCGACGAGTGGCCCCGCATCTGCATCGGCTCGACTGCTGAATACGCGACCATCCTCGCGCCCGCGTGGGTGGCCCGGATGGATCAGGTCTGGAACGAGCTGGTCAAGCGTCACCGCTGGACGCCGACCGTCCACATGCTGCGGGGGATGCAGCTTGCCGGGCGCGAGTGGCCGTTCGCGAGCGTGGACAGCACCGACGTGGCCCGGAACCACAACCGCCCGCAGAACACCGCCCGCGCGATGGCCGACCGCTGGGACGCCGCGCAATGCCCGCCGCGCTGGGTTGGCCGCCCGGTCCAGGTCGATCTCTACGAGGAGGCCGCCGCATGACCATCCACCGCGCCACAGAGGCCGATAGAGGCCAGCAGGGGGAGTTGTTCGGATGAGCCAGGATCAAGGAACCCACATGACCGAAGTAGATGCAGCAAGAGAGAGGCTGCTGGCGGGGCTGGCAATGGCCGAGCGCTACAACGCCGACAGGATAGAGTTTGGCGAGGGCGGCGACGCGATCTCCTTCGACGACATCCGCACCATCCTGAACGCCCTCTCCGAGAAGGTGGAGGTGGTCGAACATCCGACTATCGAACCGTTGCTGGTCGATTGGCTGACCGAGCGCGGCCTCATGCCAGACGCCGACCCTGACGGCACTGTCGACTTTTTCGACATCATCCAGGCCCTCAACGATCACGAGAACGAACTTCTCTCTCATACGGGAGGCGGTGATGAGTAATGACGCGCCGTCTTTGCGTGCGCCCACGAAGCGTCGCGCCAAGCCTTACCGGTATGACGAACTGTTCGGCATCCTGAACCATCACGGCGACCTGTGGACCTTCGAAACCTTCCACCACCGCCCTGACGCGCAGGCCCACATCAATCACATCCAACGACAGAATCCGAAGATGGACCTGTCCCGGCACACGGTCGTTCCGGTCAAGGTTACGGTCTCAGTCAGCGACCGCATCGACGCCTCCTCACCTCAAAAGGACCCCACCCCATGAGCACAGAGAAGCTGGAAGACGTCGTCGGGTTTCTGCTTGGCGAGAAGCCCTTGGACGGCCACTGGTTTGGCGACACCGTTCCGGCGGTGATCGGCGCGTACTGGTGGCGAACGCATCTTCGCCAAGCCCTCACCGCCTGGAACACCCGCCCCTCAGTGGTTCCTGCTGAACTGGCAGAGCTTTCAGCCAAGGCGACACAGGGCGAGTGGGGAAGCACGCAGCCGGATCATGCCCCATGGCTTCACCTGTATGCCGCCGATGGCAAGCACCTCTTTCACAAGGACCGAAGCGACGACGAGGCGATGTCCAACGCCCGCCTCATCGCCGCCGCCGTGAACTACGTCCGCGCCATGCTTTCAGCCTCTGGGGAGGGATAGATGGATCAGATGGCATCCCGGCCCAACCCCGGCTCTGACGCCGCGCTCGATCTCGGCTGCACTTGCCCTGTTCTCGACAACGGACACGGGCGAGGCGCCGGGCCGTTCTGGATCACGGGCGGGTGCCCGGTTCATGCGCCGGACTCCCCGACAAACAAGGAAACCGACCAATGACCAAGACGCTGGTTGAGAGACTGCGTGAAATGGCCGTCAAGGAGGAACTGGGCGCACCGAAAGAGCGCGGGCCGGGCTTTCCGCCGCCGTGGGGGCAGGACATCATCGACGCTCGCCTAGCGTTCGCCGCCGACCTTCGTTCCGCAGCCTCACGCATAGAGGAACTAGAGAGCGAGACCTGGCGACTTCGGACCGAACGCGATGAGGAAGCGCATCGAGTGGCAGAATACTGGAAGCCAATCATGCGCCAGCGTGACGAATGGATCGTGGAGCTTATCCGCGAACGCGACGCCGCCCGCCAAGCCCTCCAGGACAAGGGGTAGTGATGAGCAGGGCCTTGAAGCACATGACACCGGCAGAGCTGGGCGAGCGCCTGGGTTGTTCGGTTGCGACGCTGGCTATGTGGCGGTGTCTCGGCAAGGGGCCACGCTTCATCAAGTTCGGCGCTTCTCAGCAGGCGCGCGTCCGATATGCGACCGCTGACGTGGAGGCTTGGGAGGCCGCGTCGATGCACGAAAACACCGGGGCAATCGGGGCCTGATAACCGGCCTGCGTCACCCCAGTGACACCCGAACCATTTGACAGTTCCCCGCTAAGGCTTACACTATAACGGAATACGGCGATTGAGAACGGTGACCACGTGTCACGCCCGCGACTTTTCGGCCTTGGTTTGTTCAGGTCGGCAAGCGTTGCGACATAAGGCGTTTCCGGGTTCGTTCTTCTCGCCGCATATCGGTAGGTCTGGGGCTATGCTGGCGCCCCGGTGACACCCGGAGCGCGTCGGAAAATGCCTAAGCGAATTGTTTACGTGGAGACTGGAGAGATCGTCGAGTTCCGGTTTGTGAACACGAATCACTTTCCAAAGTCGAGTAAGGGTTGGGGTTCTCAAATGAAGCCTGATAGGTTCCACATCGTCGTCACGGGCAATCGTAGCATCGACATCTCATCGTGCCTTTTGGTCGATGTGAGAGACGGGTCAACCGGGCGCCAAATGCTACCGCATGAAGAGCCCGGCCGATGACCCGCAAGCGCGTTCTCATCGCCTGCGAATACAGTGCAACAGTGAGGGATGCCTTCTTGGCCAAGGGTCATGACGCTTGGTCATGCGACATCCTGCCGACGGATGGAGACCCGAGCCGGCACATTCAGGGCGACGCTCTGGAGGTCGCTTATCGCGGCGGGTGGGATTTGATGGTCGGCCATCCGCCCTGCACGTATTTGACCTATGCAGGCGCCGCCTACTGGAACGATCCGGGGCGCGCAGCGCAGCGAGAGGACGCCTTTGCCCTCTTCATGGCGCTATACAACGCTCCGATCCCGATGGTGGCTCTGGAAAACCCGCGCGGATATCCGTCGCAGGCGTTTCGCCACCAGGATCAGGAGATCAACCCGTTCGATTTCGGAAACCCGCAGCGCAAGCGGATATGCCTGTGGCTTAAGGGGTTGCCCACGCTTGCGCCGACCCTGCGCGTTCCGGCGCCACCGAAAGCAACCTACATCCGAAAGAGCGGGCCACGGGCCGGCAAGCCGTACAACGCGTACTTTCACAACGGACGTTCGGCTAAGGAGCGCGCCCGGTTCTTCCCCGAGATCGCGGAGGCGATGGCGGACCAGTGGGGGGCATTGAGCCGTCCTTATGATGGGACGCCGCCGCTGCTCTCCCTCATGGAAGCAGCGTGAACCTAACCCAACTCAAGACCGCCCCCGAAGGCTCGCTCCTCAAGGACGATGAAGTCACCGGCCTTGAGTTCCGGGTGCGTGACGGTCGCCGGGCGTTCTACTTCTACTACCGGGTAAGGGGGACGGGCCAACGTCGCCGCCCGAAGATCGGCGACTTCCCCGCCATGACGCTCCCGCAGGCCCGTGAGATCGCGCGGGAGTGGATCGGCGAGATTGCGCGGGGCAAGGACCCATCGGGCGAAAGATCGGCCTTGCGGGCCTCTGAGACGGTTTCCAGCCTGTGCGACAGGTACATCAAGGACCACGCCGCCAAGCGCTCCGCTCGGCACGACAAGGGCCACGTCGAGAACACCATCAAGCCGGAGTGGGGAACAAGGCGCGTCGCCGAGATCAGCAAGGCCGACGTTCTGGCGTTGAAGCGGAAGATGGCTGACCGGCCTATCGCGTTCAACCGGCTCCAGGCTCTCGTCTCTGCCATCTGGAAGTTCGGGGAGTACCCGTTCGAAGCAGTCAAGAAATACCCCGAGACCCAGCGCAAACGCTACCTCACGGCAGACGAGCGCGAGCGGCTGGAGGAAGCCTTCGATGAGACGGAAGTTCAATACCCCCACGCCGTGGCCCTGCTGCGCGTCCTCTACCTGACCGGCGCGCGGTTCTCTGAGATCGCACGGGCCAAGCGCAGCCAGTACCGCGACGGCCACCTGTACCTGACCCAGCACAAGACCGCCGCCAAGGAAGGCCCCAAGATCATCGTCTTTCCGCAGGAGGCCCGCGAGGTGGTCGAGTCCATATCCCCGCGCGGGGGATGGCTGGTCGGGCTCAACAGCTACCCGTCTCTGGTTTGGGATTTGGTCAGGGAGCGGGCGAAGCTCAAGGACTTCCGCCTGCATGACCTTCGCCATTCGTTCGCATCAGACGCGCTGGCGGACGGCGCCACGCTCGGGGAGATTGGCGAGGTTCTAGGCCACCGGGACACCGCGACAACCCGTCGCTATGCCCACCTGTCCACCGAAGGAAAGCAGGCCGTCGTTGATCGCGTCGCAAGGCGAAGGAAGAAGGATTAGCCCCCTACCCCAGCCCCTTCTCGACAAGACGGCGGATGGCTTCGGAGCGGGTGATGGGCGGGTCGTTTTCGGCGGCCCAGGTATCGACGCGGGCGCGGAGATCGGGCGCGAGGCGGACGTTCACAATGGAGCCTTGGCCCTCTGAGGGGCGGCCCCGTGATTTTTGTGTTACATCGCTTGACGGCTTATCCATACCGCTGTAATACATAATTCAACAGCAGGGAGCAAGACCAATGACCGCCGCCGAACTCGCCGCCCTCGACCACGACGAACTCCAGCGCCTCGCCTACGAGGAGTGCGACGAAGCGGCTTATGACGAGATGGAGCGTCGGCGCTTGGCGATTGACGAGGGCTTGGCCCTTAAAGTCAGCGGGCCGGTCAACGCGGTCCTCTACGCCCGCGACTTCCGCGAGTTCAACGGCTGGATTGCCAGCTATCGGGCAAAGGGCTGCGATGTGAACGCCATCCTCCCGCCCATGCCGCATCTGGCCGCCTGATGCGCGTCCTGATCGCCTGCGAGAGTAGCGGCGAGGTCCGCCGGGCATTCCGGGCGCGGGGCCATGACGCATGGTCCGCTGACCTGTTGCCCGCTGACGACGGCTCGCCGTTTCACTACACGGGCGACGCGACCGCACGGCTTGGCGAGGGGTGGGATTTGCTGATTGCTCACCCTCCCTGCACCCGGCTTTGCAACAGCGGGGTCAGGTGGCTGGCCGAGCGCGATCTCTGGCAGGAGTTGCGCGAGGGCTGCGAACTGTTCCTCGCCTTCCTGAACGCGCCCATCGAGCGGGTCGCCGTCGAGAACCCGGTGATGCATAGACACGCCCGAGAGATCGTCGGACGCGGCCCGGATTTCACGATCCAGCCTTGGCAATTCGGCCACGGCGAGGTGAAGCGGACGTGCTTCTGGACGCGAGGACTGCCCGCGCTTCGCCCGACGAACATCGTCACCGGGCGCGAGGCCAAGGTTCACCGGATGCCGCCGGGGCCGGATCGCTGGAAGGCCCGCAGCAAGACCTACCCTGGAATTGCCGCCGCGATGGCCGACCAATGGAGCGATCCGGACGCCACCCTTCCGCTTCTCGCGGCAATGACCGCCTGAGACCACTTCACCAAGGGAGAGAGAGATGAGCGAGACCGCCCTGACCCACCCCACGAGATACAGTGAACTGATAGAGAGGATGGAGGGAGATAGGTCATCCCGGAGTCAACCCGTCTTGCCGACTTATGGTCGGCACACTGAATACAGAGGATAGTCACCGTGGAAGAGCAGGGTATTCCCGAAGGCTGGCGGTCACTGGACGATGCGCCGGGGGAGGACGTCGAGGTCGATGGCCTGCTCTCCGATGGTTCATGCGCTACAGCCGAGTGGTGGGGGCCGGTGCCTGAAGAACTTTGGGGGCCGGACGGACAGGACGGTTCCGGCTGGGTGTGGAATGCCGCCGGGCTATCCAACTTCGGCGCGGGCTTGGAATTGATCGCGTGGCGACCTCGGTGATGGCGACCATAAGTCGCCACGCTGGGCAACTCCGGGCGGAACACAAAGGAAAGAAGATGACTGACTGGCAACCGATAGAGACAGCGCCCCGCGATGGGCGGCTGGCCCTTGTGTATCGTCCGCTCGCCAGAAACACGTCTGATGAGCCGGTGGCGGTCAAGCGCATCATGAAGACCGACAACTTCTGCTGGCCTGCGACGATTCCCGAAAAACAGGAGCCATGCAATCCGACAGACGGCCTATGCCACGTCACCCACTGGATGCCCCTTCCCCCACCCCCAACCACCGAGGGACAGTAGGAGATGATGATGGACGGAGCCCAAAGCTACGACCTCTGGGTAGCCGCTTTTGTCATTGTACTCTTTGGCCTGATCGCGGGGCTCGCGGTGGTCTTCATGATGATGGAGCGCCATCAGCGCCACGAGGTGCCGCTGGACGAACGGCTGCGTGGATACGAAGAGGCCAGACGGCGAAACGACGAAGGCCCCCACGCCTAAGCGCAGGGGCCAGTCTTCACGAGTTATCGGGACGGAGGGGTTCAGGCCCGGCCCGTGAAGGTCTTGTGTGACGAGCCGTCCCGAACTAGCCACTATACGGAGAGTGATGCAGATGACCGACCTCGCTTTCAGAGCGATGATCTTCGCCCGCGAGGTCCACGCCGACCAGCGGCGCAAGTACACCGACGCGCCCTATGCCGACCACCTCGCCGAAGTGGCGGGGATCGCGGCCACGGTCGCGCCTGACGACATGCTGGACACGATGATCGCCGTGGCGTGGCTACACGACTGCATGGAAGATCAGGGCGTATCGCGAGGCGCTTTGACCAGCCGCTTTGGCGAGCGGGTCACTGTCGGCGTTGTGCTTCTTTCCGACTTGGAAGCGGGCAACCGCGCCGTCCGAAAGGCCGCTTCTCGCGAGCGTCTCGCCGCGTCGCCCGGCTGGGTCCAGACCATCAAGTGCGCCGACCTGATCAGCAACACCTCGTCAATCGTCCAGCGCGATCCGAAGTTCGCCGAGACCTACCTTGCCGAGAAGCGGGCGTTGCTGGCGGTTCTCACGCGCGCCGATCCCCGCCTGTTGAGCATAGCCGAGCGCCTAGCTAACCCCCACAAGCCTCAGCCTGGGCCTTAAGCCCTGAGATCAGGGCCAGAGCTTCCACCACGGCTTAGGATCGACCGTCTGGCCGTGAGCGTCCACGATAGCCACGACAGCCTCCCTGCGGGCGTCACAGACGGTCAGCGCGGCCTCTTGGCGCAGGACCAGCGCCCCAAGGTCGCCGACCGTCCCCAGCGGCCCCACGTCGGCCCTAGGGCATGGTTCCCGCAGGACCGGCGGGACGTTGATCGTCAGCGGCTTGGGGCTCCCCGCGCATGATGCCAATAGACCCGCGCAGAGTATCACTGAAAGCGGGGTCAAGGGGAGCGTCCGCCCCCGGTGCGGCTTGGACAACATCAGCCTGCCTTTCGGCTTTCGTGTGGATCGTGACTTCGGTTCTCAGGGTGCGCTCTACGATGCCGGTGGTCTCTTCGGCGAGCGTCTGGCCCTGTTCGGCGACGACGGCGCGGGCCCTCGCATCCTTGGTCGCCCGCCATTGGAACCAGCCGATGGCCAGCGCCAAGACGACGATCAGGGCGATCAACGATCCGATGAGGGCGCGGGCTTGGGTCATTTCGGATACTGCGCCCACGGAAGTTCCCAATGCGGCCCGTCCTTGAACGTCCGCCAATCACCGCCCCAGGTAATGGGGACGCCAAGTTCCGCCGCCGCCGCCTTCACATGCTTGGCGAGCCGGTGATAAAGCGGCCAGTCCCACGAGACATCGCCGTTGATGACCGGGGCCAGATCAACCGCATGGCCGGTCAGGTGGCGACTGTTCATGGTCTTGGTCGCCCCCTGCCCGAACAGTTGGCGTTGCCGGTCGATGGTGCGCTTCCCCTCCAGAACAGTGAAGTCAAGGTCTGACTTGCGAATGGCAAGCTGGACCACCTTGACCAGATCGGGGTGGACGCCCTCAAGGCGGGCAAGCGAACGGGCGCCGAGTGCGAACGGCATGTTGCATTTCCTCGTGATGTGGTAGGTTGTTCGGGCTGCGTGACACGGTGAATCTCCAGGCCGTAGCCTCCAGATATCGGGGTGCCATGCAGGGTGAAGTGGAGCCCCTGCCGCAGCGACTACCTCAACGCCAAAGCTGGCGCGCGATAGCCCGGCGAGCGACCACCACCATCAGGGCGACGACCCCGACGCAGAGCGCCACCCCGCCACCGATGAAGGCCGCTGCGATCATGGCTTGGTCTCCGTCACAGTCGTCACCGTCTCGACCGTCACCGCAGGCGGGTCGTCATCGTCCGACATGCTGATTTCGCCACTGACGCCGCCGGGGCCTTGGGCCTTCAGCGCGTTCAGCCGGTTGCGTTGGAACCACTGGCCACCGAGCCCGATCAGCACCGCAAGAGCGATGGACAAGGCCCCAAGGTAGTTGATCCGTTGGGCCTGCGTATCGGCTTCCCATGCCCCATAGGCGAGGATGCAGATCAACCACACCAGGATCACCGACAGGACCGGCGTGAACAGCAGGGCGAACACGTCACGCCCGGCTGACGCCCACGCCTTCACGCGGTCAAAGCCGGTCAACGGTCGCGGTCCCGTTGCTCATCAGAGCGCGCATAAAGCCGGGCAAGGTCAACCTGCATCGCCGCTGTCCGCTCATCCAGCTTGGCCAGAGTGGTCGCCGATGTGTTCACCGCCTGCATCTGGGTTTCGATGTTGGCGACCTTGCGGTTAATGTCGCTAGCCCACCACACAATCCCGGCGGTCTGGACCAACAGCCCCGCGATGGTCCCGATCACCCCGATTATGGACCAGTCCACATGGCGCTTGATCTCAGCGTTGGAAGTCATCAGCGCATCACTCGCTATTAAGGTTTCTCGCACAGCCTCAAACCGTCGCGCGTGGCCCGGCTTTGGCTGCTCACTCAGTCAGGGTCGGGGCGCCTCGGGAGTGACAGCTTCCGGGGCGCCGACGTGGCTACAGGGTCAGCAACAGCACCGCAGCCCAGAACGCCGCGCTCACGCCGAACGCGATGAGCAGGCCAAGGCGGCGGTCAGATAATCCCACGCGTCGCCATCCACGCCTCCCCGCAGGGTAAGCAGGGCGGGCCGAAGGTCTCGGCGCATCACGACACCTTGACGATCTTCAGGATGCAGCGGATGTCCGCATTCGATCCGGCAGGCAGGCGCACCCAAATGTAGGGCCGGACATGCGTTGTTGACGCCGGAATGGCCACGGTCGGGCTGCGATGCACGGCAACTTCATCAGCAAGCGCCGCGCCAGTGCGCGCGATATTCGTTCTCAGGGTGGGGGTGCCGGTCGCGCCCGTGAAGGAGACAAACACCTCCACATCCTGCAACAGCGTTGCGTCCCGGATATCAAGGAACACCTCGACGTAGATTTCGTCTCCAACGGCCAAGCCGAGGGCGGCGAGAGTTGAAGACGCAGACGTGCCCTCTAGCTGAATAATCCCCGCCGAGGCCCCCGCCGCGCATTGCATCCTGAAAATATTGCCCGAGACGCCGTCATCGCGAGCCTCGACTGATGCAACAACCGTGGCTGTAGAGCCGGAGGCTCTTGACAACGAGAAGTTCGTGGGCGCTGCACCGGATGCGCCCGTGCCGAGCGATCCAGCCGAGCCCGCCGGAAAGCTGCCCAACGCGTTGTCGGCGTCTCCCGCCGAAACCACATCGCCCAGACCCACCTCGTATTGCAGCGCCTCGCAAATGGCCTCGCCGATCAACTGCGCCCCGTATTCGGTGAGGTGCACGTGATCGCGCAGCATTCCCGAGGCGGGGCGGCGGTCGCTGTATCCGCTGTCATAGGTCAGGGCATAGGCGTCGATGAAGATGTGCCCGCCCGCGACGGCGTAAGCCTGCTGCGCCGCCCTGACGGCGTCAAAGATCGTGATCTGCCCCGCCGACATCGGAGTGCCAGACGCCGTGCCCCAGCGCGCATGTTCGCCGACGATGACCAGCTTTCGACCCAGCCCGGCCCGCGTGTCATAGATCGTCGTGAGGTTGGCGATGATTGTCGCTGACGCGATGGAGCCGCTGATATCGTTCGTGCCGAGCAGGATGATATCCCACCCTGGGCCGGTCGCCTGCGTCGCAATATAGGGAAGCTGCTCGATCACCTCTGAGGATGTCGCGCCGCCGATGGCGCACATCGCGGGCTCTTCGTTCAGCCAGCGCATCTGATGCAGCGCGCGAACCCAATAGCCATAAGACCGCCACGCATACTGCACCGTTCCCGATTGCAGGACGGTCACGCTCTGGTCCGTTCCCGGCATCCCAGTCAGGTTCTTGACCGGCAGCTTGATCCACTTGTCAGCCGATCCGCTTTCGAGATGGTTCCAGCCCGCGACAATCGGGGTCCAGCTTCCCGCCGTGTCGCTGCTGGCCGCCCATCGCATGTATCCGTCCGAGGCTCGGTATTCGAGCGTGCCGTTCCCCGCCTCCGTCGCCAGCGGCCCGACAAAAGCCGAGCCAATGGGTAGCCCATTCCAGTTGGTCGAACTGCCGTTTTTCCACCACTGCACGCCGTCTTGACCACGGCTATCGCCGATGATGGCAAGCGAGCGTTGAAACTTGCCGGAGATGGCCAGACGCATCCCTGCGATAGTGGCCGCTTGCGCGGAGACCGTCTCCTCAAGGTCTTCCAGCGTGTAGTGATCTTCGCGCTGGTTATAGTCGGTGTTGACCTCGCGGTAGAAATCCGCCTGTTGCACAGCCGCATCAACAATCGCCGAGTCCGAAAGAACGAAAGTGAACCCGCCCATCTGTGCGGTGTAGGCGACGTTTGCGCGCCCCACGGCCATCCGGGTCAGTGTGCCGCTGGGAAGTTGTCCGGCCCGCCAGTATCGGCGAATGTTGGTCGTGACCTGGACATAATCGCTCGTCCCGCCGGTCAGGCTTTGGGCCGTCGTCGTGTAGGGAATGGCGTCAATGCCGCTCGGCCACGACGTGCCGTCCGCCGAATAGATCAGCACGCTCACATAGACATATTTCAGAGCGTCCGCCGCCGTCAGCGTCTCGTTCTTGTAGACGAAGGTATAGGGGGCGCCGGTGCTGAGATCGACCATGCGGACGATGCCAAGGTCGGTCAGGTCGGAATTGGCAGGCGCTTGATAGCTGGGCGTCGTGCCCGCCGAAAGCGCCCAACTCGTCGCCTCGCCCCGGCTGTCCAAAGCGGGATTAACCGCCACGTTTCGCAGTGGCGAAGCGACCTGCGCCAGAGAGACATCGACGCTTGCGCGGGCGACTTCTTCCGTGGAAAGGCGAGTCGTGAGGCTGGTGTCGGCGCTCGCGCGGGAACCCTCCTCCGTCGAAAGCCGCGTCGTGAGCGAAGTATCCGCAGACGTGCGCGTGACGGTCTCGGTCGACACACGAGTGTTGATGCTGGTGTCAGCAGAGGTCAGCGTCGAAAGGCTGGACGACAGGCTGGTTACGTCAGTGATCGTGATGCTGGACCATGCCGTCGCATAGTCCGTTCCCGATGACTTGCGGTGATATTGGCCAGCGGTTCCGCCCGAGGGAACGCCAGCCCCGCGCGGAATAGTGAAGTCGATGACGAAATCCGGCGCAGAGCCGGAGATATCAACGACGGCGTCCGTGCCGGGATTCGACGTCGCAACCGTCCCGACCGTAAAGTCCGCCGCTTCCGTGGCTGCCTGCGCGGCTTCCGCCGCCGCCTGGGCGACTTCAGCAGCAGCTTGCGCGGCCTCAGCCGCCTCAACCGCACTGGCGATCTCAGTAGAAGACCCGCCCTCACGCTCGGGAACGACAATCGTAATGGTCATGGGATCAATACCGGATGCAGTAGTTGAGGGCGATGTTGCGGGGGCGGGTTTCAGTCCCGCCAGTCGAGCCGGTCACCTGACTGGAGCCGGTCACGCCCGTGGTGTTGGTTCCGCCCGCGCCGTCGTTGACAATCACGGCAGGCAGGGTGTGGGTGTGGGCCTTCAGGTCGTCGGCCTGGTAGGAGCCGAGCGCCCGCCCGCTATCGATGCCCCGGCTGTTGTCCCAGCCGCGCACGAACTCGCCGCGCACTTCCGGCAAAGGCAGGCGCTTGTTGGCCGCGAAGTCCGCCGCCGCGTTCGCGCCACGGGTCGAGGCCCCGCCCGCGCTGTCAGTGATGGGGTAGTCAGTAGCGTTGAGCGCCCAGAGCAGGGCGAACAGTTCCGCCGCGTCCGCGCTGGCCAGAGCTGTGCCGCCAGACGCCGCAGAGCCGATGGTTCCGCCGTTGAGCCGCAAGGCCCCGGAAGGCGCCGTCGATCCGATGTAGGCGAACACCTCGCCGACGCGATCCAGAATGACGTTCGTGGTGTGCGACGTCAGCGCCGTGAAGTCTTCTTGCGGGGTAAAGCCCAGCTTGTCCTCAATCGCGGTCGGACCCAGCTTGGCCGCCGTCACCGCCTCGTCTTCAATGTCCGCCGTCCCGACACCCGAGGAGCCCTCAATGTCGTTGATCGGGTCAGCGTCGGAGATCGTCACGTCCGCCGACGTCTTGATGACGCAGCGATAGGCTTTGGTCGGGTCCAGGTAGACCAGTTCAGGAAAAAACCCGGCGCTGTTGGCTACAACCGGGTTAGCCAGCGGCGTGGTCAGCCCGTCATCCTCGAACACGTCTTCAGGCGTTGTCGTGCCGGAGAGATAGAAGTACGCCTTGCCGCCGTTAAGAGGGGCAGCCGAGGTCGTTACCCGGTAGCCGAGATAGTGTGCTTGCATGGGGTCTCCCCCGGCGTCTGGCGCCGTGGTAAGGGTGGGGAATGAAGAGGAATTGCCTTTGAAACCGGTTCGCTGGGAACTCGGCAGCTACATGTACCGGAACAGCAAGGTTCTGCCGGGGGCGTTCTTTATGGTCTGGGGCGCCGCGTTGGCGCTTATCTTTGTCCGGGAGCTTGCGCGAGAGGGTTGGACGCTTGCGCGGCGGACGCTCCAGAAGCGCGAGCCGCGCGCTGAAGCAAGGCCGCGACCGCTGGATCGGCAGCGGCTAGACCGGCGAGTTGCGTCCTCGCTGATTGGGCAGGTGCCCCGCCCTGCGCCAACAGCCGCAAAAGATCGTCTACCTTCTGACGAGTGATGCGGTCAGCGGCGTATTTTGACGCCATGCCAGCCACACCGGGAACCGCCCCAAGGGGGCCAGTAGTCGCCGCCATGCCAAGGTTGCCGAGCGCCATCAGGCCACCGGATGCGGGCGAAAGCTTGCCGACCGCACGCAAGGCGTTTTGCCCCTTGGTGCCCATGATAATATCATCCATCGCGGCAATCTCCTCCGGAGAGAAGTTGCGGCCCGCCTCTCGCACTCGGCGGATGTTTTGCCGAATGGCGTTGTCTTCGTTGCCGCCGGAGTACGTTGATCCGGCGCGCCGCTCAGCGCGCCCGACCGCCTCCTCAACCTCCTGAACTTTGCGGAAGCGGGTGTTGAGATCGCGCGCATTACCGATAAGCGACGCCGCATCGTCCGCCGACCCGGCGTTCACCTTGGGCGACGATGCAATAAAGTCATCGATCTCATTGATAATTTTTTGGCCGAAGAACCTCTCGGCCTCATCCGGGGCGCTGGCTACGTCGCGGCGGACAACCTGGCGAAGCTGGTCAAGCTGCGTCAGCGTCATTGGTTCGCCGCGAAGGCCCTGAATGTCCTCCAGCATGGAGGCCGCTTTCGGATGCCGCGCCGGGTTAATGCGCGCCTGTCCAACGCTCTGCGCGATCCTGTCGGCGAGATCGTCAAAGGCTTCTGGCGCATAGGTTACGCCCGCATCGTCAGCAGCTTTGTAGGCCGCTTCCTTTTGAATGCGAAGATCGTCCGACGTTGGGATAGGGCTGGCCTTGGGCTTGGTGGGCTTGGGGGCGCGCTTGCCGCCGAAGGCCCCGCCCAAGGCCCCGCCGGTGACAGCGCCAAGAGCCCCTCCGCTGACCGCCGCGCGGCCACGCTCCCCCAGCGATCCGCGATCAAGCGCGCCGTACACCGCTCCCTGCGTTGCGCCGAGAAGAGCGCCCTGTGCGGCGGCCCCCAGTCGCGTGGTGGCGGCGGGCAGAGCGCCGCCCGGCACAAGCACGGTAGCCGCCGTACCTGCGCCCTGCGCTGCCCCCGACACCAAAGGCCGCCGCTCGCGGGCGTCATCTTCGACCCGGCGCGTCGTGGCCATGTTGCGATCAAAGGCGTCACCCACACCGCGCGCGTAGGACATGAGCGCATTGTCGCCCGGCATGGAACGCGGCCTGACCTTGCCGGTCAGCGTGTCCGCCACGGTTCCCAGCGCGCCTGTAAACTCGTCGCCGATTAGAAGCCCGCGATTGAGGTTCGCAGCAACTCCCGCCAGTTCATTCAGAACCGGAACGCCCTTGCCACGCTTGGCCGCCTTGCGGGGCGCCGTGACGATGGGGTTTCCGGCGTCGAAGTTCTCATTGCGGCGGATGTTGCCTTCCGGGTCGCGATAGTACGATCCCTGAGGGATGCCACGGCGCGATTGTCCAGCGGACAAATCGAAGGGCGCCGCATAGCTGCCCTTGCCCTTGGGCTTGGCAGTCGCCTCCGCAGCGCCCCGAATGGCCGTAGCCTCATCCGGCGCTTCGATGCGGACCTTGCGCCCGTCCGGCGTCTGGATCGTGTAAACTGGCATCTATTCCACCGACAGGATGCGATAGCCTTTGGGCGGGGCGCTGCCCGGTGAGGCCCGGCGCTCAATGTCGCGCTTGCGATCCTCGCCCATACGACGCGCACTTGGCTTCATGCGCTGCGGCCCGTTCCAGGACGGCACGTCTGGAAAGGGCAGCGGCTTGCCGGCAATCTCTGCGGCGGCGTTCAGGATCATGCGCCGATTGCGGCTTTTTGTCGCCAGCGTGGCTGGCGTATCGGTCGCCTGCGGCAGATTAGCCGAAATGAAGCGTTCGGCTTCCGATGGCGTCACGGCGGAGCCCGAAAAAATAGGCATAAGCGAAGACTCAAAGGTCTTCGACGCCTGCCGGTAGGCTTGGTAATCATCGCCACCAACAACACGCGCGGGGCCTTCCCAGCCGATTGCTGACAGAGCGGCGGCGCCCCAATCCTTCATAAGCGGATTGCCGCCGCGCTCTGCTCCAGACAGAGAGCGCTCCGCTTCAATGCTAGGGGGAAGGCCAAGCGCGACCCGACCTCTAATGTTGGCATCACCCGCCGCCGCGCCGGTCGGCGTGGGCGGCCTTGCCTCCACCCAAAACCCACCCTGAAAGACGATCTTCTGGCCGGTCTTGGGGTTCGTAGCCGTTTGCCCTTCTCGGTATTGCATCAGTTGCCATCCAGGATGAAGCCGGAGGGAAGCTTGGCGGCGGGGCTCGACCCACCACCCGCCCTAGGCCGCGCAGGGGCCCGCGTAGCCGCCGCGCGGGCGCCAGCGACACGAGGATCAGCCGGTCCGCCGGGGATGGCCTCCAACGCGCCGTCAGGCCGCCAGCGGTAGCCGTTGGGCGCTTGATCGGGCTCATCAGGCGCTTCGTAGATCATCCGGGCCTGCCCGCCCTGAACGCCGACAATCCCGCCAGCGGTGTTGAACAGTTGGTACTTGTCCGCCTCGACCCCGAGCGACTGCCCGAACACATCAAGGGTTTCGTCCGACAAGTCGGCACTGCCCAGTTGGCGCAGAATCTCCGGATCAAAGCCCGGAAGGTTCGCCATCGCCGGGATGATCTGCGATTGCAGCACCGTGGCCCGCTGGTCCGCCGGAACGCCGCGCAAAGTCTTGGTCGCGCGCATCAGGAATTGCACCCGCTCGCCAGCCGCCGCCTTCTCCTGTTCGGAAAGCTGGCGCTGCTGTTCGGCTTGACGGTCTTGCTGCCCCTGCTGATAGCGCTGGACGCCCATTCCCTCGTCAAGCATCCCACGGCCCAGCAAAGTCCCGGAAGCGCCCTGATAGTCGCCCTGAGCGAGCGCGTTGCCCGCCTGACGCTTGGCCCGGTCCTGGGCCATGCCTTCAAGGACGTTGTAGGTGTCGGAAAAAGCCGCCAGCGCGTTCATCAGTAGCCCCCCATGTGCGGGGCCGCCGTTCCGCCCCGGCTCCCGCCGAACGGATAGTTGTTCAGGCCCCACGCCAGAGCGCCGCCGACACCGCCGACACCCTGAGACCACGCATCAGCCTGCCGCATGTAGGAGGAGCCCTGAACACCGGCATTCTGCATCAGCGCGTTTTGCGAGGCGTTGGCGTACTGCGATCCGGCCTGTTGATTGGCGCTGTTGGCCGCCTGCCCGATCCCGGCAAGGCCCGATTGCCGGTTCCACCAGTCGCCGAACTCGTTCGCCGCCGTGTTCTGGGCGTAGTCGCTAATACCCCGCAGCGCCGAGCCGGACTTCAGAAGACCCGCCGTCGCCCGGTTCTGGTTGACGCTTTTCATGCCTTCCGACATGCGGAAGTTGTAGTCCGGCGACGCCTCGAAACTGGCCAGCGGGTTTTGCAGCCGACCAAGCGCACCCACGCCCGCCTGACGCCACGGCTCCTGATCGGCCCGCGTCTGGTTGAACATGCGCTCCTGAAGCGCCAGAGAGGCATTGGTGGCCTTCTGGTTGGCCCGCGCCGCGTCCTTGGCCGCGTTGGCCTGCTGACTGGCGCCGTAGACCGAAACCCCGGCCCCGATAACCGCCGGGATGATAGCTGCTGCGACCGGCATCAGTGCATTCTCCTTCGCGCTGGCGAGGTTTCCCAAGCGTCCAGCGTCAAAACCCACGTCCGAACCTGGCCAAAGTCGGAGGCGTCAAACCCGCCCACCGCTCGCCAGCCAAACGACAGAGGCGGAGCCGTCCAGCCCTCAACCTCGTATGTCGTGATGACCCGCGCGCCCTTGGCGAACATCGCCGCGAACGCTTCCTTGGCCGCTCCCGACACCTCCCGCCCCCAGCCTTCCGGCTTGAACAGGGTGTGAAGCTCAAAGACCCGCCCCAGCCCGTCCAGACGGCAGAACAGAAACCCGCCGTTCTCGCTGGCCAGCGGCGTTACGCTGTCATGCTCGACCAGTTGGCCGATATCGAACGGCAGGCCGAACTTGATGTGCGAGACTTGGGGATGGTCCGCCACGCCACGCCAGAAGTCAGGGTCGCGCTCCTCGCGGATCACGGCTCCAGAGCCTCGATGCGCTCCTCGTGGTCCCGCTGTTGGGCGACAAGCTGCTCGAAGAACGCCCGCCAAGCCGTCGTCATCTGGCCCGATGCATCGAACATCGGCTCACCCCAAGGCGGCAGCTTCGGCGTCATTCGTTCACCATCGCGCCATAGGGGACGAACAGCACATCATCCGAACACCGGAACTCCACCACCCGCCCCGGAGGTCGCATCTGGCCCAGTTGGAACCAGCGGGCGCGGGGGTGATTGCCATGCTCGCCGAGCGCCGTAGCGGTCCAGGTTGACCAGCCCGCATCGTCGGTGTCGGTGTAGCGCATTTCGACCACAGGCGCGGTTCCAAGCCCGCCTTCGCCGCGCGAAGTGTAAAGCTCGATCCGCTTGCACCGCAGCGGGGTCGAGGTCGGCAGGAACACTGAACACTCACGCACCAGAGCGTCAGTCCCGTCCGTGTTGGCCTCGGCGTCGAACGTCCAGAGCTGGCCAGAGTTGGCGTCGCCATAGAGCCCGGCGTCAGCGCACTGAATGCGGAACGTGTCTTCGCCGTAGGAGGACCACTCAGCCCACGTCTTTTCCCGAACGTCGAAGGCTACCGTCGTCACGCCCGGAATGTTGAGGACGTAGAAGCTCCTCCCCTCGGTCGGAACCTCAATCGCCGTCGCAAGGCTGATATCCGCACACCGCGACAGCAAGGCGTCGATAGCCGGGGAAGACACCACCTCCGCAACAGCCCCGGTGCGATAGACCTTCAGGTCTGTGCGGTCGGTCGCCTGTGACGTGCCGACGAAGAAAATCCCGTTGTCGATGCGGGCCGCACTGTTTTGCGCCGCCGAACCCACGTCATAGCGCCGTCCGTCATAGCGTTGGAACGGGGCAGCGGTTGAAGACGTCGGCCCCCACCATTCCGTTGACTTCTCGCCGAAGAACAGGACGTCCGATCCCAGCGCCTCAATCGACACAAGGTCGTCAGGATCGCTTTCCGCCGTGGCGAAGTTCAGATCGCCGATATCCTCGGCGTCCGCCACCTCAGAGTAGCGATACCGCCCCCCGGTCCCTACCGCATAGATGAAGCGACCGTTGGAGAACGCCACATCCGACACGACGTCATCGTCAGGCATGGCGATCTGCGTAACCGACGCCCCGACCAGCCACGCCGCGCCCTCGGCGACCATCACAAGCTGCTCATCGGACTGCGCAAAGCGAACCCGGTTGAGCCCCTGGATAATCCCGATGTTCACGCCGTCGCGGTAGACCCGCGTTCCCGACAGGACGTAGCGATAGCCCAGATGGGTGGCGATGGCCCGGATAGGCCCAAGACCCACCGTAGAGCCCGCCACCAGCCCCGGCCTTGACCGCAGCGCGTAGGGCGTCGGGCCTTCCGGCGAGCGCTCCACAAACATGTTGACCAGTCGGGCCTTGGGAAGACCCGCGCGACCATAAGTCTGGGTCGCGAGCGGAACGAGAGGCACTAGGCCCGATTACCCCGAGCCTTGGCCGCAGCCGCGCGCGGGTTGTAGCGTTCCATGAACACGTCACGGCCCCGCTGGGCGTTGGCCACCAAATGCCCCGGCGCCGCAGTCTCGTATTGCGGGAACAGGACCAACGCCAGCATGTCGGCAAGAGCGGTGTGGAAGCTGACGTGGAAGTAGGGCGTATCGGTCAGCGCCCAGTCCTGCTCCAGCGTCCAGCCCGCATCCTCGCGGAAGAAATAGGCCGCCGTTGCGCCGTTCGCCGACACCGTGACGTTGGCCGCCTGATAGGTTCCGACCGCCGTGGAAATCAGGCGGTTGTTCGGGGCCACAGTCAGGTTGTACGTCGCGAAGTTGGACGCCATGTCGGCATAGCCGATGCGCCAGCCGGGTTGCGGGTCCGCCGGGAAGGTCAGCGTGGCGGTCGCCGCCAGCTTCATTTGATAGGCCCCACCGTAGACGCCCGTTACCGACGCCGTAGCACTCACGGCGTCCAGACGCGGGCCGATCTCGACCCCCATCATCGACCGTTGAAGGCCGTTCAGGGCGTCCAGCGCGGCTTGCGCCTGAAGGGGCGTCGGCTCGTGGCCAGCGTCCAGCACTCCCGCAGACCGCATGGCCTGCTTGATGATCTCACGGACCAGCATAGCGGTCTCCTAGTAGAAGGTGGCTTCCATATCGCGCCGGGGCGCGTCGTAGCGGCTGACAAGGGCAAGGATGCCTTGGGCTTCCTGCCTGCGAAGTTCCGGAGTGATGGCTACGCCGTGTTCGTCTGCCAGACGCACCGCCAGACGGGCTTCCAGACCCGCCCGGTAGCGCCGGGACAGCGGGGCGAAGTCGTCAAGGGCAAGGCCCTCAACAGGCGTCCACGCCGCATAGGCCGCGTCATAGACGTGCGCGACAATATCGGTCGCATAGACGTCCGTGGTCATGATGACCGCACCGTCCAGAGGCGGCCTTTGACCGCCCTCGGCGCTGTCATCCTCGACCGTCTGCGGATAGGTAATCGAAACCGCGTCTTCGGTGTTGACCAGGATGCGATCCTGCTCCTTGGCGTCATAGTCCGCCGTCACGATCACATCATTGAAGCGGCCAAACGCGCCGGAGCCGATCAGGCCCATGTAGACGTCCCGGAGAACCTGAAGCCCGCGATCCATCTCGCGCGGGCGAACCTCGTCAAGATCGCCGGAAATCCTGGCGCGCTTGAACGCGGCCTTGATGATGTCCCTACAGGTCGCCATCGAGGAGCGCCTTCAGCTTCGCGGGACCGGCCTTGTGGTGATACTTCACCCCGCGCCGGTCCAGCTCGGCCTTCAGTTCGTCAGCATTCAGGTCCGGCTCATCGTCCCCGTCGATATCCACCTCAAACGCGGGGTTGGCCGCGAGCTTGGCGTTATCAACCTCGACCCACTCCCCAAGGGGAAAGGTCATCCCGAAGACTTCACAGACTTCGTTCTCGTCGGGCTCCCCAGAGCCGATGAACCGGACCCTCATGACCTAGGCCGCCGTGTAGAAGACGACGACGGTAACGGTTCCGGCGGCGAAGGTGGCCGGATCATCAACGAAGGTGACGATGATGTCGGTGTCCGCCGTAGTCGTCACCGGGCCGTCCTTGAGCGTGCCGTGAAGCGGGAGAAGCACGCCACCTTCGGGAAGGTAGCCCGTCACCGCGTCGCCGGTCTGAACGCCGAAGTTGCCGAACGCATCCGGGTCCGCGACCGTGCCGACGTCGATGTCGATGGTCTCGGAAGCGTCGCTGTCGAGGTCTTCGGTGCGAATCCAGCCGCCCAGGATGACAGCGCCAGCCGGAACCTTGCAGATCGCGAGGTCCGAAGCCGCCGCCGGTTCAGCCGACAGATCATAGGAACCGTAAGCGACGTTGAGAACGCCAGCCCCGGCAAAGAGCGTGGCCGGGAAACCCGCAGCCGCGCGCGTGGAAGTCAGAGTAGCCATTGAAAGGCCCTTTCAGAAAAGAAAGGGGCCAGCGTCAGCCAGCCCCAATGCTGGGGTTAGCTGTCGGCGGCAGCGCAGAAGAAGCCCGTGACCATGCCGTGTTGCTTGCCATTGTAGGCCAGCTTCTTGACGGTCAGCAGTTCCTCGATGGCGACGCCCGGGCGGAAGGAGTAGTCCTTCGTCAGGTCCGTCTTCATCATCGGCTCCTGCCCCCACGCGATGCCGACGGCCTGTTGACCGCACAGGAACACCGGGCGCACGTCGGACGGACCAGCGCCGATGCCGTCCATGTCGTAGGTGCCCGAAGACGCGATGTCATCGATCTCCGGGATTTCCCGGTGAATGATGCCGTCGTAGATCAGGTCGCCATCCTGGAAGATCGGGTTGGCGCCGACGTCACGGGCGCGGGCCTCACGGTTGGCCTGCGTCATGGTGCTGTCCGCCTTCAGGTCGCGGAAGGTGCGACCGCCGTGGAAGGCCACGAAGTATTCGCGGCCATCTTCGGAGCGGAACGGACGGATGTGCGGGTCCGCCGACTTGGCAATGCGCTTCATCAGCGACATGGCCGCGACGTTGCACTTGTCGTCGGTGGTGTCGAGGTTGCCGACAGCGGTGGCCCAGGTCGCCGAGTAGTTGGACTTCAGCTTCCCGAACAGCAGACGGTCAGCGTTGGCAGCGTTGTAGGCGTTGCGGTTGGCGACCGTGCTGTCACCAAGGTTGACCGTGGTGTCGCCGGTGGTGACGACCGACAGCATGGCCTTGATGATGTCGTCGCGCAGCTTCTCCGCTTCCCACTGCTTCAGCATGTCCTTGGCCGCGCCGAACAGGTCGATCTCGGTCTTGTAGGACGTGCTTTTCGGGACGCGGACGGCGTTGCGGCGCCAGTCAACCGACAGGGCGCAGTTGTAGTTGCCCAGGTCTTCTTCGGCCCCATCGAGGACAGCCGAGCCGGTCACGCCGTTGCCGGTCAGGCGCAGGATGAGCGGGATGTTGATCGTCTTGCCGGACTCGCTTTGCAGCTCGTACTTGGCGATGATGATCGAGGACGAGGAGCGGCCCATGTACGGCTTGAAGCCGGATTCACGGACGTACTCGGCGAAGTAGTTCTTGAGCCAGACGGCCTTTTCCGAGGCGCTGGCGAGCGTCACTTCAGACATTGGTTAGTTCCTGAAAACAGCGTCGAACGCCGCGCCGTCGTAGGTCGGTTCAGCGCCGGGCTTTGTGCCTCCGGCGTTGGGGACCGATGCGATGGAGCGCGGCGGGGCGACGGGTTGGGGGGTGGCTTGCGCCGGTTGCTGGTTCAGCGGGTTGGCCCTGGCCTTCCACGCTCGGAATTGTTCGAGGTCTTCAGGCGTCACTTCGGCGAACAGTTGCTCGCGCTTGAAGGCGCTGACGACGTACTCGTAGGGGTTTCGATGGCTCAAGACTTCCTGCCGGAAGGCCGGGTTCGTGGCGTACTTGGCCAGAGCCCAATCCCGCGCCTGGTCCACGACGTCTTCGCCGTGCTTGGAGCGGGCCATGTCCTCGCTGATGTCCAGCTTGACAGTCAGCGCGATATTCGCGGCCTGCTCTTGCTGGAATGCGGCGAAGGCTTCCGGGTCAGTGAAGACGTCAGGGACTTCACGCTGCGCGCTGTACTGGCGAAGCTGCTCCTCCGCCGCATGACGCCGCGCCCGCTCCTGCTCAAGAGCCGAAAGCGGAACCTGCGTCTGCTTGGGGGCGAAGCGGCCCTGCTCGTCACGGATCGGCCCGGCTTCCGGCTGTTCAACCGGGTCGGGAGCGGCTTCCTGCTGTTCGGGCGGGGTTTCGACCGGCTCGGCAGGCGTGACGATTTCCTCGGCAGGAGCCGAGTCCAGAAAGTCCAGATTGTCCATGATTACCCTAGCGCCCTTGTCGGTGGCGTCCCGATATCGCCCGTTGCCCGGCGGCGGCTGGCCTTTACGCTAGGCCCTGCGGAACGCCCGGTAGTGCCCCGGCGACGGGCTGCATCGAAGACATGACGGCTTGGGTAGCCTTCACATGGCTGTCGAACACCTTGGTTTCAGCCGTGGCGCTCTTGAGCGCCGTGTCGGCCTGTACGTTCTCGATTTGCGCGATGGCCCCGGCCTCGGCGATCTCCGCCTGACGCTGCTGCATCTGCTGTTGAGCCTGCCCGGCCTGCTCAGTGCGAGCCTTGCGCTTTTCCATGACGTCGCGCTTGCCCGGCATGGCTGAAAGCAACAGCAAGTCCTCGAACGGCACTTCCTGCGGGCCATACATGCGGGCCAGTTCCACCAGCGTCTCGAACTGCTCTTGCTGGACGTTGGCCGTATCCGGCACGCTATCCAGCATGATGTCCACGTCCATCTGGCCAAGCTGGTTCTGCATCGACATGACGGGGAAACCCATCTCATCGACTTCCTGCTGCGGCTGATTCACGCCGATGAACTCCGGCGCGCCCTCGTCGTCAGTCACGCGAATGAACATCGGGGCGGTCCAGAACTGGCGAACCCGCGCCCAGATTTGCCGGTAGATGCGAAGCTCCCAAGCCTCGACCCCGGCGTAGATCACGGCCTGTTCAGTCAATCCGGCCTGTTGACGCACAAGCTGCGCACGGCCTGAACTGCTTTCACCTTGGCGCCCGAGAATGGCGGGGTTCGGCCCCATCCTCTCGATTTCCGCCTTGGCCTCGGCGAGAAGCTGAGCCTGACCCGCCGCAACGTCCGACGTCGGCACCTTCTGCCAGCCGAACGGGATCACGCCGTCAGGATTGGCCGCCTCCGCCCTCGCGGTGTTGCTGTCCACCTCGACGGCAGACGGGTCCACCGCCTGAATCTGCGAGGCGTTCAACAGATGCAGCAGCTTGGAGCGGCGCTTGTTGATCTCGTCTTGCGGCCCGCGCATGTCGCGCACGATGCCGTAACGATTGTTCTCCCGGTCCACGAAGCACGATTGCGCCTCGATAGGGCAGGACGGAACGCCCTTCTCGTTCAGGTAGGCGCTTTCTCCAGCCTCCAGCACGCCGCCCGAATGGAACACGCACCGATACCAGCGGTCGCCCTCGCGATGGTAGATTTCCACCACCATAACCCGGCGCTTCTTGCGGTCGGTCCATGCAACCGTGTTGCTGGCGTCGGTCGGGCGATCCTGGAACGTGTCGTCAACGTACCCGATAGCCCCCTCAAGAGCGTCTTCAATGCCCTTCTTGGCTTCCGGGTAGGTCGCCGCCACGTCATCGGCGTATTGCCACTTGGCAATCCCCAGATACCGCGCGTCGGCAAAGTCCTCACGGCGCGAGCGGGGATCGGCGAAGAACTCCTCGGCGTTGATGTCGGTGATTTTCACCTTCATGTCGCCGTCAACTTCAACGATGGCCGCGCCGGTCCCGCCGATCAGGTAGTCACGCGCCACCCTGATCTTGAGGTTGTCGAACTGGTTGTCGTCGGCGACGTAGCGAAGCACCTTGCTGGCCACGTCGGCGGCGTCTTCGTCGCCCGGATTGCGGGGATAGGCCCTCGGATCGGTCGCGCCCTGCTGAAGCACGCCAAGCGTTCCGTTGACCGCCGGGCGGATGCGGTTGAACACGCTGTCAGGCTGCTTGCGGCGCTGGAGGGCGTCGCGCTCCTCCTTGGTCCACTGGTAGCCGTGGTAGTAGTCGCCGTCCTTGCGGCTTTCCAGACGCGCGGTCCTGGTGAGGTCGGAAGCCTCCTCGAACATCTTCCGAAGGGACGGAAGGTTCGGCTTGTACCCCTCCCCTTCGTAATTGTTCAGGCCACCTTCCAACTGCTCGTCTCCTGTTTAGGCCGCCCCCAGAGATCGGGCGGGTTGCGGCTGGGTGTGGCGGGGGTGAGCTTGGGAGCCCGGCGAAGGCCCTCGCAGGCGTAGCGCAGGGCGTCGATGACGTGATTGTCTTTGTCTTCAAGGATCGGCAGGATTTCGCCGGTCTGGGGGTCAATCTTGTAGGAGTAGGAGCCCAGCTCTTGCGCGGCTCGCTTGCAGCGCGGGTGGACGACGATCTCGTATGACTTGAGAAAGGCCAGCCCGTCCTCAACCGAACCCGGTCCTTTGACCGCCGGAACGATCTTGAACCCTTGGCGCTGCATGTAGCTGACCGTTTCGGGCCTGCTGCTGTCAGCGCGGATGGTCCACTTACGCGAGCCCGGCACCGTGTCGAACAGAGCCGGTGTCTCATCAACCTCGATACCGACGCCCGACGCCTCGTAGTCGATAAACAGCGTCCGGCCCGTGATAAATCCTCGAACAAGCGCGGTCGGGTCGTTGGCAAAGCCCCAGTCGGCGCCGAACCTCAGAACCGAGTCCTCCGGGGTCTCAAACTCGCGCACCGACCAGTTGGAGAACACCAACGCCTGAGTGTTCTTGACCTTCCAGTTGCCACCCAGCAGCCGCTCCCGCTCTACAGTGGGGAGAGACATCAGGTTGGCCAGGTATCCGGGGTCGGCAGCCATTAGAGCCGCGTTGTCGGATAGCTTGGCCGGAATGAACGTCACCGACTTGGGCGGGATGCTGTTGCCGGTCGGGTCTCGATACTCCGCAAGCTCGCTTGGATCGTCGGCCCAGATCAGCTCGTCGTTAATGCGAACAAACCAACGCAGCACGCCCGCGCGCTCTGGAATGGCCGTTCCCGTGTTCTGGTCAATCCACCACGCGATGAACCCGGCGACCCAGCTATCCGCGTCGGGGTTGCAGGTCGCCCGAATGTAGGGCCGGACGCCGCACATCGAGCGGTTCCGGCTGACCATGTACCAGAACTGCGACGGGCTGAAGTGGGTCAGCTCATCGAAGCAGATCAGCGGGATTTGCGAGCCCTGCCAATTCAGGACCGTCTTGTCATGCTCCAGATGGGCGAAGGTAACCGACGCGCCGGACGGGAATTTCCAGTCCAACAAATGCTCACGAGGCGACGCGCCAAGCAGCGGGTAAACATTGGCGCTCTCATCCCACAAGCCGCCCTCATTGCGAACCTGCGTCGTGGTCCTGCGGAAGAACACCGCGCCGAACCCGCTTACGCCGATGTGGCGAACAGGCTCCATGAGCAAGGCCCAGGTTTTCCCGCCGCCAGCCGCGCCGCCGTAGATCGCTATGTCCGCCGAACTGGCGAGGAAGGTTGTCTGAGGCCCTTCCTGCGGGCGGATGACCCTAGCTTGTTCCTCGGCCATTGTCGGGAAGCTGGAAGATCGTCACGGCGGGAAGCGCCGCGCCATCGGCTCCGGTGTGTTCCTGTTGAACTTTGTCCCGCCATTCCTGCGAGCGTCGGTTCTTCAGCCAAAAGATCGCCGCTGTTGTGTCCGGCGCGACCTTGGCGCGGAAAGGGGCGTAAACCGGTTTCTCCGCTCCGGCAGGCATGAAGATTTTGACCTCGTCCTGTTCGTAGCCGATGGCCTTTTGGTACAGGCTGCGCTCGACCCGCTCGTCAGCTTCGTCCTTCCCGCCTTTTAGGGCCTGACAAAATGCAGGGTGGTCGTGCTTCCAGCGATAGATGGTCCTGGTATCGACCTCGAAGAAGTCGGCCAGTTCCATATCGGTTGCGCCGAGCTTGGCCAGCTTTTCAGCTTGGGTGGCGAACGCCGGATCGTACTTGGTCGGCCTGCCTGCTGGCATCACGGCCTCATGTGTTGGTGTGGCGCCCTTAGGCGGGGTCGTGCCTTCCCAAGCTGGCCGTTGCCGCAGCGCAGAACACAGGTGGGATGATGGGGTGTCGCCCGCCGCTGACCGCCAGGGTGCAGGTGCGTGGTGTTGATGATCGGTACTGGGTCGGGCGATGGGGGTGCGCGTTGGCGCTGGTCGGGTGATCCCGGCGCTTATTGGTCGCCGGGCCGCCGCTGGCATTGTCGCCAGCAGAAACGCATCATCTTAGCGCGGGGTCTAGAACGCATCCAAGCGATAGGCGCAGACGGGAATTGGTTCAGGGGCTGCGCTACAGGCGCAAGACCGGAGGTTGGTATTTCTATGCAGCAATTCCCCGGATTTTGTCAAGCAGCGATTGCTCGCGCCGCGCCCGGTAAACATCGCACAGCGTGTTGATGGCCTTGGCCAGAGCGGCATGGGCTTGGCGAAGGTCGCCGGGGCGAAGATGCAGCACGCGCGAGACCGGCATTTGCGAGACGATCTCCCACTGAAACGCCATAGCAGCGGCCTTGCCGTCCGTGCGCTGGATGCCTTGCATTACCTTGGCTGCAAACTCCTTGCCGGTCGGCTCATTCATCAAGGTGCGGAACCACGCGATCGCTTCAGGCGCCGCTGCGTCGATGTCGTAGTCAGAGTTGCGCGACAGGTCCAAAAGCCCTTCAGGCTCGATGGGCGCCTGCATCGTATCCAGGAGATGCTGATAAACCTCGTCGATGGTCGCCTTAGCGGTCTCGACGCTCACCTCAAACCACTCTCCGCGACGGTGAGCTGTTTTCAGCTTTTGGTGAACCTTTAACTCTGTGGACGCCGCAAGCCTATACAGCACGCGCCTGTCGTACAGGATTGCAAGCTCGTTGGGGTTGCCAACCTGAAGGGTTGACAGCCTAACCGCCAAACGATCAGCAACCCCAATCTTTACGGCTGGCCCGCCGTCGCCAATAACGTAGAGGAATCGCGTGTTTCGCATGTAGTCACCATACCATAATGCGCGGCCAAAAGGTCTAGTGCGATGCAAAGTGCGGCTTCATACCTTGCCGTTACTTCATCGTCTCCGTTCGCGATGTCTCGAACGCGCTCCCCTAGCCCGCAAACTCGGTCGCACAGAGTGATCAGCGTCTTGTGTTCGGAAAGGCCGTCGATCCTGGCCCGCGCCAGCCTGTTGCCCGCGAACATCCGAATGTGTTGCGGGGTCGTTTCGTCGCCGCCGCCGCGCACATCGTTCAGGCAGGACCGCACGGTGATGTCGTTGGCGGATCGCCAGTCGTCTCCATAGCGGAGCGCGGACTCCATCTGAATCGCTGAAATCCGCCCCTTAAAGAGAAGCCAGTCGAGACCAGACTTGCGGCGATAGGGCTTGCGGCCCGTGTCTCCTCGCTTGGCGACAGGCTCGTCAAATTCATGGCCGCGCGCCTGCTCTAGCCGCATCGTCTCGCGAATGCCGCGATCCACATCGACCGCCTCAGCCTGCTCCCTTTCAAGAATGGACTCTCGAAGCTGCTTCAAGCGGCGCGCGTCAGCTACTCTGCTCTTTCTGCGGGTCACAGGAAGCTCCTCAGCCAGTTGGACGGGTGTACGAAGCCTTGCTCCCGCATGTGTCCTGCAAGGGCCTCTATAGCCGCCAGAGCGAGGCGTTCAGCGTCAAGATCAAGGCAGGCGTCG